CGGCCAGTTTTAAGTTTATCGGTTATAGAAATGGGCATACCTAGAATTGTGCCAATGGTACTTAAAAGAAATGGAGAGTGGGATGGAAAAGTACACCTCTGAGGACATGGTTAACAGGCCACCACACTATCGGTTTGGTGGGTATGAGTTATTAGATATTATTAAAGCGAAGTTAAGGGAGTCCAAAATGAGTCCCGCACAGGCGGGTCTGTGGGTTCAGTTAGTGCAATACTTGTTCAGGTTTGACGTGAAGGGGAAGCCCTTTGAGGATTTGAACAAGGCGAAATTTTATCTCAATGATTTATACAAAGAAACCGAAAAAACCAATAGAGACTAAGAATCTTGACAACATGACCTTTAAGGAATTTGTTGTTGAGATGCTAAAAATGAACAAGCTCAATGCCAAAGTCGGCAAGGTGCGTGTTAAAACAGGAGGAAGAAATGAATCTAATTAAAGACCTATGGGGTCATTTAAAAGAATGGAGCGATTGGGGAATGAAGGATTGGATTAAAGCCGCCATCGTTACCATAGTTGTCCTTTTTGTCATTTACAAAATGACAGGCGGGGGAGCTTAATTCCGTGTTACAGTTATTATTGAAACCCTTGCTCGGCGTTGCCGGGCAGGCGGTTTCCGGCTTCATTGAAACAAAGAAAGCGAAGGCTGAAAACAAGTTAACAGAAATAAAAGCTAATACTAAATTGAAGCAGCAACAGATCGCTGGAGAAGTATCGTGGGAAGCGTCAGCCATGGATCAGATGAAAGGAAGCTGGAAAGACGAATTTGTTTTGCTGGCCCTGATGATTCCCGCAATTTTGGTCTTCATTCCTGGAATGACGGAGCATGTGGAACGGGGCTTTGAGGCACTCCATAAATTACCGGATTATTATAAACATCTCTTATATTTAAGCTGCAGTGTCAGCATGGGTGTGAGAATGGCTCCAGGTGTTAAAGGATTATTTAAGAAAAAGTGATAACACCAGAGAGACTTAGTGCGTGGAGAATATTTCCGCGTTTATTGATTACCTTGTATGGAGTTGCTTTTTGGCGTACAACGGAATGGTTTATGCAACTACCTGATCCAACGAACGCACAGTCAGCTTTTGTGTCTGTGATTGTGGGAGCGGGAGCGGCATGGTTTGGCCTCTATGTGGGAGGTACCAGACTAACAAAGGCAAAATCTGAAGAGAAGGAATAGATGGATTCAGTAAGACTGGCAGAAAGAATATTTAAAATAATTAGGGCTAGACAAACCCAGATTAATGAGATAGTAACAAGCAACCAAGTGAAAGACTGGAATGATTATCAAAATCATCTGGGACAGCTTGAAACGTTAAATTACATTGAACAGGAACTCTCGGACCTGCTAAAAAAACAGGAGCAACATGAACACTCTGATTTTACCGAAACACGTCGCTGAGCGGCGCATCAAGCAAAAAGAAAAGAAAGTTAAAAAAAAACCATTAGAAGAAATGAGTCTGCCAAAACCAACTGGTTGGCGAATTCTTGTTCTACCTTATAAGGCTAAAGAAAAAACAAAAGGTGGAATTATTCTATCTGATAAAACAGTAACCGAATCTCAAATTGCAACTAACTGTGGATTAGTCCTGGACATGGGACCAGATGCTTATAATGATAAAGATAAGTTTCCCAATGGACCATGGTGCAAGAAAAAAGATTGGGTTTTATTTGCACGTTACGCTGGCTCCCGCATCTATATTGATGGGGGAGAAATACGCGTACTAAACGATGACGAAATATTGGGGACCATTGAGGATCCGGAAGATATTTTGCACGCATTAACCGTTTAA